ATGTCCACGGGCTCAAGTTCGGAACCCTTGAGCGTGGATATGTCTCCGTAGTGTTTCATGTTGGGGAACCGGTCCTTTGTGACCATCACCGGAAACGGCTCGATCTCCGATGCCCATACGGGCGTGATGCCTGCAAGGGTTCCACCCAATGGAAAACCCCCGGAGCCGTCAAAGAGGCTGCCGAGGGTCAGTTCCGTTCTATTCTGTTGCTCCATCTCCAAAATCAACCTCCTTCACAAGGTCTGCGTACATGATCTTCTTCCCATCCCGGATGACATACACGTTCGCCGCGTCGTCCGTATCTTCCACATACCTGCGTAGGATGACCGATGCATACTTCTCGTCCAGTTCCATCGTGTAGCAGATCCGGTTTGTCTGCTCACAGGTCATGAGCGTCGAGCCGCTGCCGCCAAAGGTGTCGATGACGATTGCATTCTCCTGACTCGAATTGCCGATGGGATATGCAAGCAGGTCGAGTGGCTTGCTCGTCGGGTGGTTCTTGTTCTTCTTCGGCTTGTCGAAATTCCATATGGTGGTCTGGCTTCTTCCGGCGCTCTTGCTCCAGTAGTGCTTGCCGTTCTGAAGGAAGCCGTAGAGCACGGGCTCATGCTGCCACTGATAGTCCGACCTGCCGAGCACCAGCGAATTCTTCACCCAGATGCAGCAGCCGGAAAGATGGAATCCGGCATCGACGAATGCCTTCCGGAAATTGAGTCCCTCTGTATCCGCGTGGAAAATATAAGCCGAGCCACCTTTTTCCAGATGCTCGGCCATATTCTTGAAAGCGGATAACAGGAATTCGTAAAATTTCCCTCCATCCATTTTGTCGTTTTTGATTGAAAGCCCGTCGGACGATTCGAACGCCACATTGTATGGCGGGTCCGTCACGACGAGGTTCGCCTTCTTTCCATCCATGAGGGTGGCAACATCCTCGGCGGATGTAGCATCGCCGCACATGAGCCTGTGCCTGCCGACCTGCCATACATCGCCCCTTTCCACAAAGGCTGCCTGCTCCAATGCCTCGGAGAGGTCAAAGTCGTCATCCTCTGCCCCGGTGCTCTTGCCCTCTGCAAACAGGTCTGCGATTTCCTGTTCATCGAATCCCGTGAGGGATACATCGAAATCCATTCCTTCGAGGGATTCAATCTCAAGCCGCAACATCTCCTCGTCCCATCCGGCATCCTGCGCGTATCGGTTGTCTGCAAGGATGTATGCCTTCTTCTGTGCCTCGGTCAGATAATCCACCAGCACGCACGGCACTTCCCCAATGCCCTCTTCCTTTGCAGCCATAAGCCTGCCGTGTCCGGCGATGACGTTATAGTCCGCATCGATGATGACGGGATTGATGAATCCGAACTCCCGGAGCGACCCCCGGAGCTTGTTGACCTGCTCCTGCGAGTGCGTCCTTGCATTATTCACATATGGTATCAGCTTTTCCGTCGATACCATTTTCATCTCGGTCGTGTGTTTTCCCATCAGAACAGCCCCCATTCTGCGAATGCCTCAAATCCGCCAAGGTTCGCGATGTAATCCCTTGCAGTCTGCACGATTTCCGCATACGGCTTTCCGTCCACGGTCTCGTCACCGATTGCACAGCAGAGGGTCACGGGCTGCCCCGTTTCCTGCGCCTTTAGGAAAGCATAGATGTTCACGGACACATCTGCCTTTGACAGGTCCTTGCCGTGCAGTCCCCCGCCCGTGACGGAATCCGCCATATCCGAGCCGAGTTTCCGGTTGGTCGCCCCGGTATCTACATCCGTGCCGCCCTCCCATGCACCGAGCGGATTGACCTCCGCCCCTGGGTAAAGAGCCGCCAGCTCCTCCGCGTCCGCATTGCTCTGGCATATGATGAGCCTTACCCCGTCAAGGATGTATTTTCCGTCCGTTGGGTATTGCTCATAAATCTTCCGGGCGATGCCGGACATTTCCTTCTGTTCCTCCGTGAGTGGCATCCCTTTGAAAATGCCGTTGTCACCGCACCGGACAGTCCCGTTCTGGTTTTCTGCAAGATGTCCGTCCTGCGGAACAATGACGATGTCCGGCTCCACGTCTCCGGCAATCCGGAAAATGACATCTTCTATATCACGTTCATCCAGAAACGCCGAGGTTTCAATAATCGCATGGCACCTGCCATGTCCGATCAGTACCTCCACCGCAATCTTCGGATTTTCCTCTCCTGCATATGCCAGATCGACAATGGCACCTGCTATCCGGTCTGCAACCTTATCCGGGTGCATCGGATTCACCTTTTCAATCATAAAGTCCTCCTATCCTCTACTCCGTAACAGCATCTCCATCGGGTCTTCATCATTGGGATTGAAATCTGCCGAGCAGTTCTCCCTCACCACTTGGAAAATCTGGTACCATATTGTGTTCACCTGTTTTTGGTAGTTCTGCGCCATCGCCACGAATGGGCTTGCGCAGGCAGCTCCCGTTGTCGGGTGTTTCGAGAGGAAACCATACTCCGATATAGCCTCCTCGCATTGGATCAGCCGGGACACGCTCATCGCGTACTGCTCTACCATATGTTTGCTTACCAGCTTGTCGCAGCCCTTCTCCTTCAGCCACGCATAGATGTATCTGTAGATATGCTCTGCATCAAACTCGCCAGCAGCCTTCTGTTTGGTTTTTATGTACGCGCTCGGTTCCGGGATGTCCTCGCCCTCAAGCGCCGTCCCTTCCGGCAGGTCAATGACCTTCAGCTTCCGGCCGCCGGGATTGCCCGTTGCGATTTTCTCCGCCAGCGCCTTGGGTTTCCTTCCGGCGTTCACCTTCACGTTGGAGCCGCGGGCAGTTCCGTCTCTTGCCATAAAATCATCTCCTATTAAAGATTTAACGATGGGGTGTTCCTTATACCCCGTCCAAAAACGCAAAAAATGCACGCGAGGGGGCGGCACCGTTGCCCCGGGGCTTTGCCCGTAGAGATTTGACCTCCCCCTCCTTTTTTTTCCGAAATGACCTTCATGACCTTCACGATGGTCATTCCGCGAAAAAATTTAAAAAAGTTTGTTATCCGACCGCCATGACCGTCACTCATACGAATCGCTCTTCCTTCCATGCCAGCGGTCACCTCTCTCTGCATGAATCCTTGCATGGCACGACTTGCACAGGGAGATAAGGTTGTCCCGGTCGTGTGTCCCTCCTTCTGACAGGGGGATCTTGTGGTGTACCTCTTCGACCTCCACCAATACGCCCTTCTCGTAGCACAGCTCACAGAAGGGGTGCGTCTTCACATAGCTGTCACGGATGCGTTTCCACGCCCTTCCGTACCGCTTCCTCGTATCGGGGTCGCGGTCGTACTTCTCGTAACGCCTGCTCTCTTCCTTCTGGTGTTCCTCGCAGAACCGCTCCTCTGTCAGTCGCGGACATCCGGGATGGTGGCACGGGTGTCTTGCCTTTCTCGGCATCTTTACAGCACCTCCTTTGATTTGGCATAAGAAAAGCCCTCAGAGCGGGGGTTCCGCAATGAAGGCTTCCGTGCTTTCCGGCACTTTTATCTTATTTTGCTGATTGTACTATACCACAAACGACACCATGGCAACCCATGGCAAACCATGGCAAACCATGGCAACTTTTTATTTTTTTAAAATAATCGCGTCCTCCGGCAGCCGGATTTTGGCGATCGCCTTATTATGCCACCGCTGCACGGTCGTGGTATCCGCCTTCAGCTCATTCCCGATGATAGGCCATGAATAATTGTGGATATAGCGGTATCGGAGTATCATCTGGTATTCCGGTTTCTCGATCTGGCTGATGACCTCACGAATCTGCCTCTTAAGCTCTATGAGCTGATCGATTTCCACCATTATCCGCTTTTCCATTTCCATCATCTTCTCCAAGGTCCTTACATATGGCGCATCCGTATTCTTCGAAGCGTTATAATGCTCGTCGAACCCCGGGCTTGATATGGTTTCCGCCATGATGCGGAGCTCCTCGTATTCCATGCTGTCAGACTTGATCCTCTGGTCGAGGAGATACGCCTGTCCCAGATATTCCTTTACCGTCATGCCCTCACCTCCTTCTCCAGTTGCGAAAGTAACGCAATCCCATCAAGCTCTGTGAATACATTGAAATAGCCCGACTGGAAAAACCGCTCACATTCATTCTTGGTCGCTTCCGCCATATGGTTCTCCTTCCCGTGGGAAAGTTTCACTACGGCCTCCCGGTAATCCCTGACCGCCTGTATGACGACCGCGTTCCCGAGTGTTT